TTCGCAGTTGTCACAGCATCTGTATTAATTTTCGCAGCTGTTACCGCATCGTTCGCGATTTTATCGGTTGTCACATTAGCGTCCAATATTTTCGCAGTTGTCACAGCATCTGTATTAATTTTCGCAGCTGTTACCGCATCGTTCGCGATTTTATCGGTTGTCACATTAGCGTCCAATATTTTCGCAGTTGTCACAGCATCTGTATTAATTTTCGCAGTTGTTACCGCATCGTTCGCGATTTTATCGGTTGTCACATTAGCGTCCAATATTTTCGCAGCTGTTACCGCATCGTTCGCGATTTTATCAGTTGTCACATTAGCGTCCAATATTTTCGCAGTTGTCACAGCATCTGTATTAATTTTCGCAGCTGTTACCGCATCGTTCGCGATTTTATCAGTTGTCACATTAGCGTCCAATATTTTCGCAGTTGTCACAGCATCTGTATTAATTTTCGCAGTTGTTACCGCAAGATCATGAATTTTCTTAGTTGTCACCGAATTATTTTCGGGTATCGATGTAATTTCATGAAAATTTAACGGAGTTATCCCTAATTTTACTGGGCTATCACCATGTGATAAAACAAAACTTCTGTCCCCATTATGATTCCCCTCTGATACAAATATGAATGCTCCATTATCTACTTCAGCATTATCATTAAAATCCTCTGCTCTTGTCGGAGTTCCACTAGAATTGACCGTATATATTCCATTTTCTGTGGGAACTGTCTGATCTTTTATCAAGATTCTATTGCCGGTGGCCAATTGTATTCCGTCAACTAAAATTCCATCCTCAAAATCAGTAGTCAATGTACCCGATGAGCGCGTTGCTACCCTACACCCTTGTTTATAACTAAAATCGTGAAATTGTCGTTGTGTTACGACGCTTGATTTTTTACTTGAAAATACTCTTGACATTTATTATATTATATTATTTTATTTTATTAATTTTATTTATTCGCGCGAAACAATAGAAAATTCAGCAATTATTCGCCCACTTTCAGAAAGTAATGTCGGATAATTAGTCCTAAAAGTGAAAGTTGCTCCTCCCATAGATATACCAACTTTACCAAGTTGTGTATCAGTCACGGTAACTACGACATTATCTTTATTATTATAATTACCAATTGTTATTTCAGAATTATCACTACTTGCGAAGTATAAATTACTTGAGTCTTTACTAAATGCTGCTATCGTGCGACAGTTTACAGCTGGATTCGCTCCTTGAGCAAGAGTAAATTCAGTACCACTAGGTATAAGTGTTTTCGATACATCACCCAGAACTACTCCACTTGAATCTTCCCAAGGACTAGTAATATTCATTAAAGCATATGTTTTTTCCCCATTAGAAGAATCAGAATCCCCGTGAAATACAGAGTTCCCTTCTAAGTCAGTGATTTTACCTGATAAAGATGAAATGGTCATTGGATTCACATCACATATGTAATTAAATTTTTTAGCTTTATGACTAACAGAAGTAAAAAAATTATCTATATTGCGATTTTCATTCGGAATAATTACAGAATTATATAAAGCATTCTGTGAAACGTCATCCGCCGCACAATTTGTATTTATATTAAATTCGTTTATTTTTAAACAGAAAGATGATCTCTCGGAATTATCAGCCAACATGCTATTGAATGTGATAAAATTATCTAAATATAATTCAGATTGTTTATCAATTTTAAGTGGCTCGAATAATTTAACATTAAATTCAGAACCAGCACTTAGAGCAGTATTATCCGTTATATCTAAAATTAAAGTTTTTTTTTTATTTCTTAAATTCTTGTATCCTGAATTTTCATAGTACTGAAAAGTTCCATTATCCATTTATAATATAATTCATTATATATTTTTTATTATAACTTAAAATTAAAATAAATATTACTATTATAATGTTAAAGGTCGCGATTTCTCTATTGAGTGTATTTAAATATTCTGTATCTCCAGGTGTTGGAGTAGGCGGGCAATTAGATACTCACGATTGTTTAATTGGTGCCGGTTATACTTGGTGTGAAAGTTCGCAGAATTGTATTAGGCAATGGTTAGAACCATGTTCGGATAATTATTTAGATTGTAATGATTGTTTAATGAAACAGAGGAAAGGAATTAACATAGCATGCCCTCAATCTTGTGATAATTATCATAGACCCTGTCCAGAAGTAATGTGTGCTATGTATTGTGAGAATGGTTTCCAACAAAGCGGAGATGGATGTAATATATGCTCGTGCAATGAACCATTTATTGCTACCGATCCCATGCCTCCACTTATAACCCCAATACCCCCACCTATGCCTACTCAGAATAATTGTGAAATACCATATGAAGAATGTAATAATCTTTATGCTTGTCCTAAAATTACAGAGATCACACAATGTTCTGAAGGGGGATTAGAAGGGTATACTACATATAGATTATCCATTATTCTAAAACCAAATATGAATATTAAAAATTTATATGCTCTCTATGGTTCTGAAGATTCTCAAGAAAATACCCATATGTTAATACCCGCCTCTAAACAGGTCGAGAACGCATTCGGTAGCAATCTTGGCGGTGTTTCTGATAGTATTATAAATGTAAATCCCGATTCAGCATTTGATTCTTGGATCACTATTGGAATTACGGATGGAAATATTCATAATGATATTAATAGTATCGGAATTAATTATGATAGCTGGGATGAATTACATGATATGGATATAGATAATGGAGCTGTTTTTTTAATGGATCCCAATGCATTGATGGATATAAATAGGGAAATAATTATCGGTCAATTTACAATAAGGACTGGTACGACTAAAAGGGGAAATATAAATATCCAGGGTAAATTTCTGACTAATTATGGGAATGTTGCCGGTAACAGCTGGAAACAAGAAAATATTGAATTCATTTTAAATCAACCCAACACTTTATCTAATGGTATTCCTATTAATTGTGAAACATGGTATGACGGTTGTAATACTTGTAGGGTTTCTAATGGTATATTAGGTGCTTGTACGAGAATGATGTGTTTTAGAGAAGATACCCCTTATTGTATGAGTTTTAATTCCGGACACTGAAACTATCTTAATTATTTTTATTTATAAACTTATAATATAATGTTAAACAAAATTCTTATTTTCGCTTTATTTTTATTCGCTTTAAATCATAAAAATAAAGTATGCGAGGGAACGATGAATAGTAATAGTAGAGAAAAATGCCAAGGACATCCCGGTTTAAAAGCTTTTATGTTTAATGAAAATTGCGGTGATAATCATCGGTATAAAGTAATTGAAAATTGTATAGGATCTGGGGATAGTCTATGCGATTTATGCAATGGTAATGGACAATGTACGCCAACGCTGAAAGGGGGATATTGTAATATAGATGGAAAAAAAACAGATGCTAGTGGAACAAAATTACCCAATCATAAAATAGGAAGAGATATTTCTAATTTTACAGAAGAAGAATTGAAAGATTTTGATCCAAGGGGGTACGATGAAATGAAAAACGAATGTAATCCATTCAGAACAAGGAGAGACAGAGATGAAGAAGATGATTTTTATGACGATGAAGATGAAGATGAAGGTAATCGGGATAGAATTGATAGAAGATCTCATAGAAGACACAGAGGAAATAGAAGAAATAGAAGGTCGCGAAGAAATACATCCAGTCACGAAGAATTAAATGAATCTAAAACAATATATTATATAATTGGAATATCTTTCACTTTATTCGTATTATTAATTGGATATCTATATAAAAAAGGGAAAATTCAATTACCGAAATTTTTAAATAAAGAAAAAGTTGTTTCTACTGGTTCTGATTAATATTATTTTTCTCTTTTTTTCATATCTTTTACCGCGGCATCAACCCATTCTTTACCTTTTTCCGTTAATTTTTTAGGATCTTTAAAAGAATTATCTTTTCTTATTTTCATTAATATTTTTCCATGATGATTTTCTCCACCATTCTTATTTACACCCCAATAATCATCTATTCTTGGTCCGCTATGCAATAATTCTTTATTTCCAGTAGATAATAATTTATTTATTAACTCGGGATTATTTTTATAATAATTTTCAGTAATCTCTTTCATTAATCCTAATTTTACTTTTTCCCAATCTTTCCTTAATTTATAATTATTTTCCTTGAAAGATTTTTTCCCACCTAATTTCTTGGCTTCACTTGGTTTCATTTCTGAATCTGTAAATTTTTCTTTATACTCTTTACTTTTAGGATCATTTGGATCTATTTTCTGAGCATGAAATGCGTGTTCTACTGTCGGATAAGTATAACCATCGTATCCGAAATTGTTTCCTTTATTGAAAGTAGATAACCATTTATTTTCTTTCGATTTACTATAATACTTTATTTTATCTGTTTCTTTCATATCTGTTGGAATCTTTTCTTTAGTTTTTTTTTTATCTCCTTTATCTGGTTTATTTTTATCTTTATTTTTATCTTTATTTTTATTTTTACTATCTATTAAAATATCAAATTTATCCATAATAGTTATTTCTTCTTTCTTGACTTTCACATAATTATTATTTTCTTGCTTTAATTCATTCATTAATTCATAAATTGTCCTCTGATTATCATAAATAGTTTTCGCATATTCTTTTCTTAATATATTTTTTTTATCATCAGTTGTTAGAGGATCTTTTATTCCTTTCATAATTTTAGTTAGTTCATTATTCTGTTTATTTTTAAGATTATATAATTCTTGAATCTTTTCTTGTTTTTCTTTTAATTTATTTTCAGTAATGTATTTTTTACGGAGTTCTTTTAAGTTTAAAGATGCCTCTTCTATTTTTAATTTTTTTCCACTTGATTTATCACTAATATCCATATATTTATCCAGTTTTTCTAAATCATAATTTTCTATATTATTTACATCTTTATCGTATATGAATGAACCATGAATAATTTTATTTAATTTTTTACTCTGTTCATAATAATCTTTATATTCAGGTAATATTATTTCATATTGATCACCACAATCACCTGAACCCTGAACACCGCAATTTAATTTCAATGTATTATTTATTTCTTTAAAGATTTTTTCATCAGAGCATCCTTTACATTTTTTATATTTGTCTTTACCAGTATAGTATAAAATTCTCTGTTTATGATAATGTTCAAAATATTTTGAATACTTATTATGTTCATCGTTCATTTAATATTATATCTAATTTTTTATTTCTTGATCTGTAACATCGGTATTTATATTATCTTGTGAAATTTCATTTTTAATCTCTTTTAAAGAATTATTAACATATTCATCAATAAATAATATATTAGCCTCTAATTCAATTCTTTCTTTTTCTTTATTTTTCATTCTATAATATAAAGCATATCCCCCTATACAGAGTATTAATAACATAAATAAATTCAAATAAAACTTACTATTATCTTGTTTCAATGTTTCTTGCTTTATCTTCTGTTGTATCTTCTGTTGTATCTTAGTTGTTTTTTTTTTAGGAAATTTAATTAAATTGTAATCCACAAGCTTAGGTTTAATTAAATTCATTAATTAAAAAGAAATATTTTAAATATTTTAATTATACTTAAAGAAATTATTTCATATATTTACCTTCTTGTACTAATAATAAGTAATAAGTTGAAAGACCAACAAGAGTTGTTACTAACCAGAAGGGTGTAGTTGTTTCTTCTTTTTTTAGACCGAATTGTCTGAATTCACCATTCGGTTTAAACATTTTAGGATGTTTTATTCTGTAAAGACCGAAACATACTAATAAATAAATACCAATGCTCTTTATTAAAACATCGCTTAATTCCAACATTATTAATTAAATAGAAAAATATTATAGAGATTTATACATTGTATTTCAACTAAATAAATACCCATTCATTATCTTTCGTTATTCTTTTCGGTGGATTGATAATATCGAAATCTTCTAAAAGATCTTCCATTAAAACAACTTTAATTTCGTCACTTTTTTTTATGATTCCATAAATATTATAATCATCTAAGAAATTAACAACTCCACCATGAACAACTTTTAAATATTTAGTGAAACAATTGTGTTTTTTATTTGGATGAATCTTATATTCTTTTGAACGACTATTTAATAAAAAAACTAATTCATTGAGGGGCATAGGCTTATTAGTTTCTTTTAATATTTCAGTAATTAAAGTGTGTGCAATTTCAATACCTTTTTCTTTCGAAATGTTCCACTTAAAATGATTATGCCCCATTTTAATATTTTGTATAAATTAACAGAAATACCCTTAAATTAATATTTTTTTAAAAGAATTATTTTTTTTATATTTGCTATTTTATTTAAAATATCTAAATTAAAATATATGAAAAAAAAGAAATCCTTGAAAAAATCTAAGATTTTATCTAAGAAAAAATACGAAGAATATTTAGAGAAACGTAAAAAAAAGAAAAATTTAACTAAAAAACAGAATAAAGATCTTGATCACACTCTCTTTATAAAATATTGTAAATGTATTAAAAATCTAAAATATGAAAAGAAAGTTGAATCAGGAGCAGAATATCCAATCTGTACAAGTTCCATTTATAATAAAAGAGGATTTACACCTCCTAAAAATATTAAAATGAAATGTAAAATGTATCGTTAATAAGGTAAAAATATTTTAACAATGATCGCAGAAATAAATATCATTTTCAGCTACTAATATTTCACCGAATGTGTGAGTATGACAATGGAAATTACATTTATGACATTCTTCATAAAGTATTTCTAAATTATTTTTTTTCATAAGTTCCATTAAAGATTCATGAAAATCTTTAATAATATCTTCAATATTATCATATAATCTTATATCATATATCTGAGTGTAACCCCAGAATAACTTAGAAGATGCTATAAATTTACGTTCATACTTATTTATAATAAGATTAGATTCGTCCATAAAATATATTATTTAATATATAATGGAAGGTCTTTTAAATAGATATGATGGAAAGAGTATGGGATTATATGATTACTCTCAATTCGGAGGTAAAGTGGATAAAAAAGATAAATGCGATAAATACAATAATTTTAAAGAATTGTATCTGAAAACTATAAAAGAACTTGAAGAAGCTAATAAGAAAATTGAAAGACTTGAAAATAAATTAAAAGATAAATAATTTTACATTTTCATAACCTTCTTATATCTCTTTAATGCTTTCGTTAGTTGTTTACGGGCTTTCATAACTTCTTTTTTCGCTTTCGTCCTCTGTTTGGTTCTATGTTTCTTCTGAGCTTTAGTTCTTTTTCGTGATTTACCTTTAGCGCCAGATATAGGTAAATTATCCGCTAATGGGACGATATCTCCTGAGAAATATCCCTTAGGGACATTTCTAACTTTATTTTCTCCTGTTTTTATGAATCTCCCTTTAACTCTTGGTCGATTATCCGCTATTGCTTTTCTGATTGGTTGTTTATACACACCTATAAGACCCTTATTCATAAGTTTAGAAAGAGATCTTTCTTTTTTTCTATTTTCCCTATTTGATCTCTGACTTTCCTCTGTTAACATATCTGGTGATCTATTGAAATAGTTTACACTGGGTTTCATAGTAGACTTGGATAGAAATTCTGAAGCATGTTTTTCTGCCGGATTTTCTGCACCAATTTCTTTACCTAACGCATCTATATCTTTCAATGAAATATCCATGTCATAATTATCCATATCAGAACTATCCATATCATAAAGATCGGGTCCGGTTGCAGGTTTACCATCCGAATCTAATAATTTAGGCAGACCCTTTATTTCATTACCACTTAACATTTATAATATTAACATATAAAAAAATATAATTTTACATTTTCATTACCTTCTTGTATCTCTTTAATGCTTTCGTTAGTTGTTTACGGGCTTTCATAACTTCTTTTTTCGCTTTCGTCCTCTGTTTGGTTCTCTGCTTTTTTTGAGCTTTAGTTTTCTTCTTTTTTTGAAATGATGATTTCTTTTTTTTATTAGGACCCAATGTGAATATAGTTGTTCCGATCCCGGGTAATTCATCTCTAACTCTCTTTATTGAAATTTCATCTTCCGATTCCGTTGACATATCCATTGGAATATCATCTATCCCGAATTCATCTTTTACATCCATTCGTCTACGACTCATTAAATCCATCTGAGAAGGAAAATTCAGTTCATCCATTAGTTTCATCGGTTTCATCGGCTTCATCGGTTCGGGTAATTCACTTTCTTCCGGTAGGTCAAGTTTCATAGGTAATCTATTTTTCATTTCCTTATTTCTCCTGTTAACTTCATCAAACAATGTTGTCATTTATAACTTACTATATTTTTTAAAAATAAATTTGATTTAATTAATAAAGAATATATTAATATAAATAAAATGGTTGTTATTATCTTTGATCTCGAGACAAGTGGTCTGAACCCATATCACGACGATATCATTGAAATTGGAGCGAAAATTTTACAAGGAGACTCTTCTTTCCAGATGTTGGTGAAACCTAAATCAGGGAGACCTGTATCTAAAAAGATTACACAGATTACTGGAATTACTAACCGGGACCTTAGGACGAATGGTCAAGCATGGGGGCAAGCATATCAGGAATTTTATAATTGGTTCTTTGAAAATACGAAAGATAAGGAAAATATTACACTTGTTTCCCATAATGGAGACACTTTCGATTTCGTATTCTTTAGACGCATGCTAAACGATCTATCAACTCTCGTTGATAAAGTCAATATTGATGTAGAGAAGATTAATTTCATCGACACTTTACCTCTCAGTAAAAGACTTTATCCTAATAGAACTTACTACAATCAACCTTCATTGGCGAGAACATTCTCTATTATTGTGGACAACGCACACAGAGCAATGGGGGACGTAATTGTTCTAGAACAACTTTATTCAAGGATTATGATTGATTTTAAGATCAATACGAAGATTGATGGTTTAGAAGATCCTCCAAAGGTTAGAGAATTTATTGACCTGAAGATGTAATTATTTAAAAAGTTGACTATAATATATTTAAATGTTACTCTTAGTAACCCCATTACTCGGTTCTTTAAGAAATCACGTAAAATATAAAAATTTTAAATCTTTAATTTTTATAAGGACTCCTATAATTTATTTTTTTTTATTTTTATTTCTTCAGACAAGAAATATCTGGAAAATAATTGTTTTAGAAAGATGGTTAATGTTCGTTTTTAAAACAAGTCTTTCAATTTACAGAAATGATTATAAAAATAAAAAAGAAAAATATATAGAAAAATATAAAATGAAGTACGATTAATCCTCTAAAGATCTCATCTGTTCTTCTGTTAGAAGAGAATAAACTTTATCATATTTTTGATCTAAGTATTCATAACTATTAATAATTCTTTCATTTACTCTTTTCTGTCTCTCAATAATTTCTTCACTTTCTCTTAATTTATCTTCTATAATTTTTATATGATTTTTTAGCATAATTTCAGTATCTTTATAATCTTCAACTTCTTCGTGATTCATTTTTAAAGTATCATAATAAAATATTCTTAAATAAATTTGATTTAAAATTAAAAAGATATTTTACATTATAAAGAGAAAAGAAAGAAAAGAGATTGAGACGAATAACGCAACCGAAAAAACCGAAACAACCGAAATAACGATGGGAAACATGTTCAGCAACACTTCTCCACGTTCCGTTCCCGAGAGTAGGCGTATGGAACCGAAGCAAGTCTACGAGAATATCACTGGCCCCAATGGTCTCTCTATCGTTGAACTCGCTGGAGCACCAGTTGACTCGGGGTGGATTAAGGTGGCAATTGAATCACAGGGGACCCTCTTCGTCCAAGGGGAAATCAAGAGTCTCGGACAAGGAGATCCTGCGTCCAACTTCAGGTTCAAGGCCGATAAGGAAAAGAACAATCAAGTCGTTTCCAATCTGATGGAGATGTTTAAGCTCTATCATGTGCAACAGAAGAATAAGACAGACCCCGAACCTGTGGTTATCACTTCCGTTCCTAGGAAGATGAGGAATCATGTTTATCACATGGGTAAATGCGAAACAGAATCGGGTGTAATGGCAACAGGAGAAATGTGGGTTTCAGCCAGCACAGCCCAAGATCCTATGACCGAACGTCTTGCTAAAGAAACAGAAACGATTCAGAAGTTTATTGAGAAGATGGGAATCGAAGTAGAGTTCGCTAAGATGGCGAATTCAACAGAAGGGGCGGGATACAGGAGCTACATGGCGGATCTCATCTCCTTCGTCCTGATGATTGATTATCACTTCCACAAGGAAATGTTTGACAAGAAGAAGTTTGAAGCAGTCCGTGT